TTCGTATGACAGTCATCATGATGTCAGTATCCTGTATAGGATACATCCAGCAATCTCCTAATCATATTCGTATGACAGTCCTCATGATGTCAGTATTCTGTATAGGATACATACAGCAATCTCCTACCAAACAAATATATTTATATAGAATATTATGTTTATAAGTGTGTTATATATTATTACCTTGTTTTTATTTATTATATAGTCAATATATTCGTTTTTATATTTTATACATTTAAAATAGGGATAGTTCCTGATATATCTTAATATCTTATTACCTTCTTTTTTATTTGCGTGTCTATTATAAATGTATCTTATACATCTATGACGCTCATCTTTGAATCTTTCTATCGCTAAATAATTTACATCATAATCCTTCTTATCAACTACGAGGTGGTTATAAATGATAAATGATAAAATTATTATTAATATCTTTCTTATTAACATTATATGTATGTATATATACATATATATGTATATAATATTACAAAAATAAATTGAACTCGTATATATTACCATATATCATTTACTAACCCCTTCTTCTACCTACCCTTCCCCAAAAAGGCGTTTCAGCATGTGGTTCGGCATTTCGTTTTTCTCTTCGTGTAACATTGTGCGTTTCAATAGGCATTACTCTCATAGGTCTTATTGGTTCTCTTGGTAGCCTTTGTTGCCTTGGCGGACTTGGCATCCTTTGTTGCCTTGGCGGACTTGGCATCCTTTGTTGCCTTGGTATGCGTTCTCTTGGCATCCTTGGAGGGCTTGGCATGCGTTCTCTTGGCATCCTTGGAGGGCTTGGCATGCGTTCTCTTGGCATCCTTGGAGGGCTTGGTACTCTTGGCATCCTTGGAGGGCTTATTCTATATCCTAATGGCGGGCTTATTCTACGTTCTCTTGGAGGGCTTCTGCTATATCCTAATGGCGGGCTTCTAGAATATGAATGTACCGAGTGATGGGTATCTGTATGAGACAACGGTTTAGAATGGGCATCCTTTTTATTTTTAAGGTCATTAACATTGATGATTCCATCAAACTTAACAATATTATCAGTGTCATAATAGGATAGATTTATCTTATTATTATAATTCGTAGATTTTGGAACCTTATATTCTAAATAGGTATCAGTACTGCTACTAGCACCTCCTGGCGTCGGCTTTGTTATTTTTTTGACACTTACTACATCAGGCAGACAATAAGTGGATGCGGTAGATGGGAATGTGTCAGTCTTCAATATATGAAATATATTACAAAATATAAAACGAAGATTCTTAAAACAACTGTCAAATATCTGTTCCTTCTCTTCTACTGACGTCAATAACCTCACAGACACGCCATCATTTCTACACTCGCTCCACATATTATTATCTGGTTTATATAGGGTTAATTTTAAAGCATTGTCTGTTACACCATGTGTCGTTTTGTCAAAACTCCAGGCCTTGAAAATATCACCACCCATTTTTTCCATTATTTCTCCCATCTCTTCCATATCTTTCCCGAGTAAATATGTGTGTGTTGAACGGCTCCCTTTTAAAGTCGTCTTTATATTATATCGCTTGTTATTTTCATTTTCACTAGTTATATGTAGATGCCCTGAAAAAAGTTTATACTGGCTATCTTCAATTACTACTTCGGGCATCACCTTTAAAAATATTGTAATATGTATAGACATTCTAATCCATTTTTTATCTGTATTTATAGGTGTTGGCGTATGCGTAGTTGTAGGCGTATGCGTATGCGTAGTTGTAGGCGTATGCGTATGCGTAGTTGTAGGCGTTACTTGAGAAAAACCGCCCTTCTTTGTAATATAAAAATATATTATAATCTTGTCGTATGGTACAAACTCAATAGACGGTCTAATATAATATGTTCCATCGTCACTGGCGTCACTGGCGTTACTTGCGTTACTGGCCCTAATCGTATATTTTAAATTATTTATTCCTTCAAACATATTTGATGTAGGTGAATCAAACCCGAATCTCTGCATACGTATAGTAATATTATCAATCGCGCGTATATAATCTAATTCAGTTTTAGGACTAGTTATAACCCTAGTGTGACTACCCATACCTCTAGCCTCAACTTTAAAATCGTGTATAACCCTAGCATTCCTCTTTCTTAATACAGGCACGTCTCTGTCGTGCAAATATCGAACTTTCCCTCCATTCCACCTTTTATTATCTGCGAATATATATAGTTTCGCATTCTTTTTAAAGGTTTTTAAATAAAGGTTCCTTATTTTCTTATCCTTTATGTCATTAATATTATCAATGACTGCGACTCTCTTGTGTTTTCCAAGTCTTGTAAGAGCCTTCTTGAGAGGCATCTTAAGAGCCTTCTTCGCACCTCCGTTCATCGCCTTCTTCCCATTCATAAATGCTGATAACTTTACAAACTCTCCCTTATATTTTATATACTTGGTTTTACATAGAACCCCCTTTTTATTCACCTTTCCATATATCTTCCTCATTTTTCCTAGAATATTTTCTTTATCCCTTCTATAAACTTTGAAGATATCACCCATTAAGTTGTTCTAATATATAAAATTATAAAAAATAAATTAACACGTATAGCTTACATACATACACGTATTGCGTCTTGCGTCTTCGTTACTTCCGCATCCTATCACGAATCGCCACAAGATTTAGGTCGCAAATGCGATAATACTCCTTCCTCTTATTTGACAGAACTCTCTCAATAATATAGGGTAATCGCCCTTCCTCCAGTTCTCGCAAAGCGATATTGCGGAGTTCCATATTGCTTTCAATTTGTAATTTTTCAGTACCCATATCTATAAAGGGGGCTGCGCCAGACGCCAACTGCTGTGTCCTCATTCCCATAATCTTATCAAACTCATAGATAGTCATAATAGGTTTAGATATTTTGTCCGCCTTGTTTAATAACTCGTTGATTTTACTAACATCCTCAATATTCGCTGTCTTATATATTAGAGTCATTATATGGTACTGCTTGTTTAACTTCTGTTTAACTTCTATTATACAAGTATCATTTTTTATTTTTATATCAAATATCCTTTCAATATTAATTTTGACTAACCTGCTTCCAGGTTTTTCCGCAGTTATCGCATACATAGAGATACTTCATATTTTTAGAATCATATTTGATATATATAATCTGTTTATTAGCATTTTCCTGAATACACGCTTCATTATTACAGGATATGTGAGGGTCATTTATGCGTCTCAACGTAGGGTCAAAACGTAGATATTTATTCACGTGCTGGTTATACAACAGGTCGTCCTCGCTATAAATAGTCCTAGATATCTTGATAGCGGTTTTAGCGTCTGTCTCTACCTTTTCAAACTCGCAATGCTTACAATATTTGACAAGCATATTCTTGTCATTGGACTTGACATAAAGCATGTTATCGCATATTTCACAGAACTCCATTTTATTATAGTTATAAGAAAATAATAAGGTTTATATATCTTTATATCTATATACAATCATTTTTTTATTTGTTTTCTATAGCCACACGTACCATGAGTCTATATTCTATAGCCACACGTACCATGAGTCTATATTCTATAGCCACACGTACCATGAGTCTATATTCTATAGCCACACAGAGAGCATCTCACCTGCCTTAATCGTTTTAACTTCATATAGGTTATCGCATTCTTGTTGCGTAGGTGCTTCCAGTTTTTTGTAATATACGCGCATACCAACAGCAGGAACGTGGGTATCTTGACTTTTATTCATCGCAATCCTATAGTTATCTAGATACTCCACTACTGGTATAGGGAAGTTCATCCATACGATGGTTATGTTATAGGATTCTTTTCGTGCCAGGGATATCCAAAGTGCCCTGCCTTCCTTCGTAGGATTTGTGTTATCAATCACTATATTTTGCCCTTCGCCCAATCCCTTCTCAAAAGCCTTCATCGCTACCTTGTCATTTTTCATAGTATCCTTATTAATGCGAATGAATCCCTTTCTTTCCAGTTCACCAGAGTAGTAAGACTTCCCACTTGCTGGCGAACCCACCATAATTACGAGATGTTTTAGGGAAGATTTGAAAGAAGGCATATCAGGTGCCTTTTTAGACACCCATTGTGTTAGAGGATGTTCCTTGGCTTCAATCTTCGCAAACTCGGTATTCGGGACGCCATTGAAAAACATATCAGTGTGTATAAACTTCGTATTCGTATTTCTGGCAAAATATAAGTCCGCTACGCTGTCGCCAATAAATACGCTAGAAGGGTCAATGTTGGCTACGCCGTTGAATATATATTCGCCTAATACTTCCCAGAGTCCCAGTTGCGGTTTCCTGTAATACAGGTCGCTATGCCCTGATATAAACACAAAGGGGATTTGGAGGTCATTGTATATCATCGTCGCCTTTGTTCTAACATCGTCTCCTGTCATCTTCTTTTGATTTGAAACGATGACAATCTCGTATCCCATATTATTATACAAGTCCTTTAATTTTGGCACGATGGCATCGTTTTTCCACTTCCAATCGTCAATTGTTTTAGGGAATACGTGCTTCCCTTTTGGTGTAATAAGAGTATGGTCTAAATCGGCAAACATAACCTTCACAGATTTCCCCTTCGTAGGTCTAAAACTATTCGCAAAGGTTATCAGGGTGAATCTATCTTCGCCTCCTTGCGGTCGCTCTTTAAACAAATGTTTATGATGTGAAGAAGGAACTGAAGAATGAACTGGAGACTGCTGATGCTGCTGATGCTGCTGATGTTGCTGCTGCTGATGTTGCTGTTTAGGCGGTGATAGCGATAGCGACTGTAAAGGAGGCGGTGGCGGTGGCGATGGCAGTTGCTGTTTAGGCGGTGGCAGTGGCTGTTTAGGCGGTGGCAGTGGCTGTTGTTTAGGAGATGAAGGCGATGGTGAAGGAGATAACCTCTTTGGGGGCAAAGGCTGCGAATGCTGTGACGGCTGCGACGGCGAGTTTCGCGATGACTGTTGTCGCATTTTCGCAAATACGCTGTTATCTCTAAGTATTATAGGAACACCTAGGCTTGTCGCCTTTTCTGTCTTATTGTTAGTATCATTCATATCGGCGACAACAAGATAGTCCGTGTTTTTACTTATAGTAGTCTTTACAAAACCACCCACCATAATAATATATGCCTCTAACTCCTTGTCTCTAAATCCAGTAAATACAAAGGATTTGCCTAATATATTCGTATCAATCATTGTAGCCCCGGCAGCTGCGCCTGCCCCAGCCCCAGCATCATTAGGCGACTTACATTTAATTCCTAGATTGTCATAGAAGTCGTAAAACTTCGGCAGATTGCTTAAGAATAATGTAGCAGATGTTTCCGCTATGCCTTCAGCAAGCATTAAATCTTCAGGAGTTAGTTTAGACGTCAGCGTCCTGCTCTTTTTATCGTGATGAAGTATATGCGGATACATATCAGTGATTATTTTAATCTTCTTATAACTGAATCCGCGTCCCATAATATTAGAGGCGTCCATCAAGGTTAGGCATTCAATATCTCTTATTTCTGCTAGCGCCGTAATAATATTAGTAGCGCCCTTCTCCTTGATTCCGTCTATCTTTAATAAATCATCCATCTTTATGTGGGCTATCATCTTAATATCCACAAACCCCGCATCATACAGCTTCGCTATATTCCCTGGACCCATATATTCAATATTTGCGGTTTTCATAAAATACGTAAGATTCTTAATATCATAATCCCGGTTCCTTTCACCTACCTTGTTCGTAAGCATTATATCTACGCGCGTATCATTCCAGATATAATCCTCGCCTTCTATACCTGGCATACTCGGGGAACCTGTAGCAGACGGTGTAAGAACACCATGTATATGAGGGATTACGTTACCAGAGCGAATGATGATGATTCGCGAGCCTGGACCAATGACGTTCTTAACTATATACGAGGCATTAAAACCAGTCGCTTGTTTAATCTTTACGCCGTCCAAATCTATCTCTTTAAACATCACAATGGGTTTCATATACATATCTTTAGATACGTTCCATTCCACCTTGGAAACCATGACTTCCACCTGCTCTAGCGTGTGTATAGATTTGAAAGCGAAAGAATGCTCGGGGTTTTTGCCTTCTTCAATATTGTAATATTTGCTGGTGTCCTCTATGACGATACCGTCAATCACATACTCGCTCTCTGCTCGGCGTGTCTCTAGTATTTTAGAGAGGTTCTCCAAGTTCAAGGAACGTGTAGCGATGTTATAGGCGGTTTTGAAACCCAATTCCTGGAGTTTAATCATCGTGTCTTTGACTTGAGGATGAACGAGAGAATATACCACAAAATCTATCTTTGACAATATATCTTTATTGAGAATATCGCTATTTATAGCGCCTGCCACGGTATTACGAGGGTTAGAACCTTGCTTTCCCATCGCCCCAAGAGCATCCCAATTATTCTTTGAAATAATTAATTCACCGCGAACAGCTATTTCAGTATTATTAAGGCCGAATATTTGGATATCTTTCTCATTATAAGGAGGTAATATCATATTTATAAAAGGCAGAAGATGCGTGATGTCCTGCCCTTCTGTGCCATTACCACGTGTATACATCTTAA